ACGACGGGGTCCAGCGAGGCGGCGAGCTTGCGGTATGCCTCGTTGACCCGGGCGGTGTCTTGCTCGATCGCGGTGCCGACTTCCTTGGACTTGGCGCCGGTCTTGGTCAAGGCCTCGGCGACCTTGCCCAGGACGGAAATGGCGTCGATCAACGCCTGGTTTTCCAGGTCGAACTTGACTGAGCCTTCGATAGCGCCGACGTTGATGGACATGGCGGATTAGACCGCTCCCTCGGCGTCGGTGGGCTGTTCCTTGGGGCCGTAGGTTGCGCGTTCGTAGTCGTCGCCTGCCTCGCCGCCCGTCTCGCCACCCGTGCCCGCCTCGTCGACGAGGTCCCAGGCGATATCGGGTGTGCCGCCCGTAGATGGAAGAAGGCGCCCCTCGGCGTCTAATCCTGCCAAGCGCAACGCCCGGATTCGTGCCTGCCGCTCGCCTTCGCGGGCCTCGGCCGCGCGTTCCTCGTCGGTCTTGTCGAGTTCGGAGACCCGCTCTTCGGTTACGAGCCAGGGGACAAACTCCAGCGGCTGGAACGGCTCCGAGCGCTTACTGGCGTCGCGGTTGGGCTCGGCGATCGTGCGCGCGATCATCCCGGCGCGGAGGTCGGCCTGTGCCGCGCCGAAGGGCTCCACCGCCGCGAAGGCGAGCCACCCCCTGAGTTGTTCGCCGCTCATGGCCTCGACCATCCCTCGCACGTCCGGGGCTCCTAGGGCGAGTGCTAGGCGGTAGACTTGGCGGAGGAGGGGACTCCGCCGGATGCGTTTGGGGAGAGGAGGGCGTCGAGGGGATCGCCGGAGGGGGCATGGGCGTCGGCGGGAACGCCCAAATCCGCCAGGAGCGCCTCGTGATCGGCGACTTCCAGGTCCTTGGCACCGAGCAAGGCCATCGCGATCGCCGAGGTCACCGCGGGGTCCATCGCGAGGATCGCCTCGCGGGAGTACGGCTCGCCGGCTGGTGACACCCACACCTCGGCGAGGTAATCCACGAGGATACGCACCTGCTCGGCGTAGGGGGTCGTCGGCGTCATCTCGGAGATGCGGAGGAGGGTGCGGTTGCTAAGCGGCCGGTAAAAGACGACGCCCGAGGAGTTGTCGGGGCCAAGGCCGGCGACTTCGACCGAGCGAAGGGGGCGCACGGCCGACAACGTGAGGGCGTCCGGCGAGAGGACGCGGCGAGCGGCCGAGGGAGAAGAGGGAGGCGTCACGGCGGCCTTGGGCTTAGCCTTACGCGGGGCGGGTTTGGTGCGCATGCCGGTGCGCTTGGCTTCGCGCACTACGCGGTTGGTCTCAGCTACGATTTCACGTCCGGTGGGCATGGTCTGTGTCCTTCCGTTGGGTCTTGGGCGTTGTCCGACTAGGTGCGAAGAGTGAATACGTGCATGCGCTGCGTACATCGTACGAAATATCTGTCTGTGTGTCTGTCTGCGGGACGGGCACCTCGCGGTCCAGACGTAAGGCGCCTCACCCCTATTAGCTGGCCGTCCCGATCGTGACTCCGTCGATGATCTGCGGGCCTGACGGTTGGAACGTGATCGTCGCCTTCTTGACCCCCTGCATCTGCGAGACGCGGTCGATGTTCTCGACGAAGCCGGAGAGAATCCACTCCTGGTGCGCGGCCGAGCCGCCCGCGTCCCAAATCCGCACACCGAAGAACGACTGCGCGGTCATGTGCTTGTAGAAGCCGGTCAGATGGTCGTGAGTCGGCGAGTTGTAGACGAAGTTCAAATCCCAGGTCTTCGGCTGACGCTTCAGCGGCCCGAAGACGTAGGAGTCGATATCCGAGTCGTGGGACGTGACGTCGGTTTTGTTGCGGTTGAGGGTGGGCCAGCCGACGTCGCCGGTCAGCTCGGCCACGGCGGTGAAAACGCCGGAAACGATAGGGTTGGCCCACGGTTCGATGGCGATCTTGACGCCGTGGCCGGAGGTTGCGAGGACTCCCATGGTGGTTGTGGTCTCCTTTCGAGTTAGGGGTTGCGGTTAACGGGTTAGGGTTGCCGGCTTAGACGCTTAGGTTGAACCGCCCGTCGAGCGCCTGCCAGCAGGCGACGGCGCGAGCCTCCGCTGCGGGGTAGGACGCGGCACGGGCGATAAGCTGAAACGAGCGCCGCGGGTAGCGGTCGCCGTCATGGGTAAGCGAGGTGGAGAGGCCGCCCGTCTCCAGTAGCTGCACGTAGGGGCCGGCGCCGGTCGGGAGTACAAGCCCTGCACCGCCGATGAAGAGGTCCGCGCCAGGCGTGCCAAGGGAGGCCGCGGCTAAGAGCCCGACTACGTCTTCGAGGAGCGGTGAGTCGCCCGCGGTAGCAGCATCGAAGTTGCAGGAGAAGAGCTGACGCTTCGCCGCGTCCACCCCGATGTCGAAGGGGGGCTGAGCCGCAACGATGGAGAGGTAGAAGCTCACCGCGGAGGCTCCGGCGAGGGTAGACACATCCGTCGCCACCGCCAAGGCCGCCTTACACCTCGGCCACGGCCACTACATCTTGTGGTGTCAGCGCGCTCGATGGGCATCCCTTGTGAGGGTAGCCCGGAATGGTTGGAGCGGTCTAGGTAGGAGCGGTCTAGGTAGGCGGATGGGGCACTTGGTCAAAGAGAGGAAAGGGCTTCGGCGGCACAAGCGGCCCAAACCCCTCGCAGGCCCGGACGAGGAGCACCGCGGCCGGTAGCGCGAGGCAAGCGCCGCAGATCTCGACGCCGGCCCAGGACTGGACGGTTTGCGCCGCGGTGATCGCTGAGAGAGAGATGGTGACGGCCTCGCCGACCTCTACGAGCCGCCCGCAGGAGTCGCACTTGACCGCACGCGCCATGCCCCTACGTCTCCTCCAGCGTGTAGAGAAACGCCTCGACCGCGCGGCGACGGATAAGCCCTGTCGAGACCTGCCCCGCGACGTGGGTCCAGCGCTCCATCTGGGCGCTGACTGTCGCCGCGTCTTGGCCGTGGGTGAGGAGCTGTCGCAGGCTGCCGGCCCCTAGGTTGAAGGTGAAGGACAAGAGCGCAGCGAGCTGAAACGGCGACAGACCGGCCGCAGCTTTGCCGAGCGCGTGGTCTACGGCTTCGGCTGTCTCACCTAGATCAGCGGCAAGGAGCTGTTCGGCTTGCGCTTGCGAGATGACGAGGCCGGGCTTGGCCGTCTTCGTGTGGCCGTAGCCGATCGTCCAAACGCCGGCGCCGTCCTGGTAGGCGGCGAGACGGCAGCCCTCGAAGCGGCGGATTAGGGCGAGGGTGACAGAGTGGGCGGTGAGGGCCATGGCGGGGCTAATCCTCGCCCTCTGTAGCCGCCGTGGATTCGGCGACAGGCAGCGGCTGAACCCAAAAACCCAACGCTGTCTCTCTGCGCTCTTTGCTCAACTTGATAGCGTTGGCTACTCTTTTTGCGCGCCGACTGATCTGCTCCGTCTCCTGCGACGAAAGATGATCCCAGCCAAAAACAACGCCCTCTGGGTCGGCGTGGCAGTCCAGAATAGTGAGGCCCATTGGTTTATCGTCTTCAGGGGTGGTAACCAACGCAAGGCCGATGGGGTGAAAGAACTGCCGGTTCACCTCCTGGCAAAAGACCAGACTCTTGCAAGAAACCGAGATCGAAAGTGGGCCATCTGTCGGCTCTGGCTGCCATGTCTAATCCTCCTTGAACAATTTACCCGCAATCCGCTCGGCCATCCCCTCAGACGCCTCCTTGATCGGGCGCTCTAGGAACTTAGGACCACCGACCCTAAAGTGCGGTGGGGTCCTGCGCCACGACGGCGGATCGTACGCGGAGGGAGTCTCGTGAACAGCCGCGGCGTAGGGCGCGGAGGGACCCGAGCCGAAGCCTACCGCGATGGAGAACGCTCCTCCCTCGGCGGTGACAGAGGAGACGGCGCCGCTATCCCGTAGCTCGCCCTTGTCGACCGGGACGGATGCCTTGGCCGCTTCGAGGATCGCCTGGCCTTCGGCGGTAAGCGCGGCGCGTAGTCGGTCCTCGGTGTCCGTTTTGGCCTTGCGGAGGCGGGCTTGGGCCTCGACGAGACCGGTGACGGAAGAGCCGAAGTTACCCACGGATCGCCTCTTCCTCCCAGCCTTCGGTCGTCGCCGCGCTCACGTCCAGTGCGGTTACTTCGTCCGCCACGTGCCGGCTCTCCCATACCCCGTCGACCACTTCCTCCAGCATCTCGCGGAAGGCGACGCCCGTCGCGGTCCAGGTAAGCGTCGAGGCCAGAGCCTGCCCTCTGCGTCCAAGGACGGTGCTAGATTGGGCGTAGACGTATTGAAGCGCCTTGGCGATCGTCGAAGGCGCAGGGACACGGCCGATCGTGTAGAACCCGCTGGGCGAGCCGTATGGCGCAACCAGCATCGGCGCGGTGCACGGCATCCGAAGTACGTCGCACAGCCCAGGCCATCCGCCTTCCGAACCGAGCGCCGCAAAGTCCGGCACCACACACGGCACACCGCAAGCCATCGCTTCGAGCA